GATGCCAAGCAGTACAAAGCCAAGGGCGGCGGGTACCGTGACTAAGCCATCTCAACAGTCTCTCAAAGATTGGACCTCTCAGAAATGGAGAACCAAAAGTGGTAAACGATCTTCTGACACGGGTGAAAGATATCTTCCAGAAGCTGCGATCAAAGCTCTTTCCCCCCAAGAATACGCCTCAACAACCCGAGCCAAGCGAGCAGGCAAAGCCGCCGGGAAGCAGTTTGTAAAGCAGCCGCCCAAAGTGGCGTCTAAAACCGCGAGGTACCGATGATGGCTAGTAAGTTTCCTGATCTCACGGGTGATGGCAAAGTCACTCAAGCCGACATCCTCAAAGGGCGAGGCGTCGGAGGGATGAAGAAGGGGGGCGCTACAAAAAATTGGATTGCCGATGCAATCAAAAAACCCGGAGCCCTGCGTTCCGCACTAGGGGCCAAACCCGGTAAACCCATCCCTGCGAAGAAACTGGCCCAAGCCGCTAAAGCTCCGGGTAAAATGGGGCAACGTGCGCGTCTTGCACAAACTTTGAAAGGGTTTAAGAAATGAACTACGGTATCGCTCTGTCTTGCGCCCAGCACATGGCTAGCACCCAACTGGCTGCGCTGGGGTTTGTTAATCCTGAAGTGTTGTCGTTGATTGAAGACCTGATTGCTTTGACCGCTCCGGTCGAAGAAGCTCCGGTCGAAGAAGTCGTGGCTGAAGAAGTCGTGGCTGAAGAAGTCGTGGCTGAAGAAGTCGTGGCTGAAGAGGGCGCTGGTGATGCAGCCGATCAACCCGTTTGAGACCCTATCTTCGCCTCAGCTTGATGTAGTCGCTTCGGCGGTGCGTAAGCAGGTAGAAAACCAAATTCAGCTTTTTGGTTTTGCTAGTGACTACCTTAAGGCTGTCTTGGCTCAGATCGATCAGACCAAACGGGATCAATAATGGCATACACTTCGGGCACATCAGCTTTTAATCTCGACCTTGCCGAGTTGGTTGAGGAGGCGTTTGAACGCGCTGGTGCCGAGTTGCGCACGGGTTATGACCTGCGCACTGCCCGACGTAGCCTGAACATCATGTTTGCCGATTGGGCTAACCGTGGCATCAACATGTGGACGATGGATCAGGGGGTCATCCCGCTCAACACCGGACAGGCCACCTACCTTCTGCCCACCGATACGGTCGATCTGCTGGAACACGTGGTTCGTACTCAGGCGAACAGCACCTCGAACCAAGCAGACCTCACGATTACCCGCATCAGCGTGTCGACCTACGCCACTATCCCCAACAAGCTGACTCAGGGGCGTCCTATCCAGATCCTGATCAACCGCTACAACGGGCAGGATTCGGCGTCGTCATATCAACTGACTGGCACTACAAACGCTACGGATACGACCATCACCCTTAACAGCACAACGGGTGCTTCGCCGGTCAACACGTTGCCGGGGTCGGGTGTTATCAAGATCGATAACGAGTACATTTACTACAATGAGCTCGTGCAGACATCTCCGAGCGTTGGGCTTACGAGCGGCGTCTACACTCTGTATAACTGCATCCGTGGGTTTAACAACACGACTGCAGCATCTCATTTGTCCTCAGCTGTTATCTACAAAATCAACACCCCATCTGTGACGGTTTGGCCGACTCCGAATGCTGGAGGGGATTACCAGTTGGTGTACTGGAGGCTGCGCAGGACTCAGGATGCTGGCGACGGCGATAACGTGATGGATGTGCCATTCAGGTTCATCCCCTGCATGGCTGCTGGTCTTGCCTACTACATAGCTGGTAAGATCCCATCAGGCTTTGAACGACTGCCGATGCTCAAGCAGCAATACGATGAAGCGTGGGCTCTGGCGTCTGAAGAGGATCGTGAGAAGGCTGCGGTTAGGTTCGTGCCCCGTCAGCAGTTCATTGGGAGTGGCCCGTAATGGGTAACCGGTTTGCTTCCGGTAAAAATGCGATCGCCATGTGTGATCGCTGCGGGCAGCGCTACAAGCTGAAGATTCTTCGCCGAGAGATTATCAAGACCAAGAACTTTGACCTCCTTGTATGTCCTGAGTGCTGGGACCCTGACCATCCTCAGTTGCAGTTGGGTATGTACCCGGTGGATGACCCGCAAGGGCTAAGGAACCCGAGACCTGATACGAGCTACGTGGTGTCTGGTCTTTTGGCCGACGGTTTTCTTGGCGAGGGTAGCCGTATTTTTCAGTGGGGTTGGAATCCCGTAGGCGGGGCGAGTGGAGTGGATGCAGGGCTAACTCCAAACAATCTTGCCTTGAATATTCAGCTCGGTTCTGTCACTGTGGTGACTACGTAAAGGATTATCATGGACGCTAAGAAAGCTGTACACAAGCACGAACGTGTTATGCACCCCGGCAAGCCCCTCACCAAGATGGCTAAAGGCGGTAAGACTAACGCCCAGATGCGAGCCATGGGGCGTAATCTGGCAAAGGTCGCCAACCAGAAAAAATCGTCTTTCAAGTACGGGGGCTGACATGCCCAAGTACAGTATGAAGAAAGGTGGCAAAGAGGTCGGCCCCGCGTCGGTCTACGCCCCTCCCCACACCATGGAAGGTGCTAAGATGAACGTCAAGTCTGCGCAGGATCAGTTTATGCTGAAGGGTAAAGACCCGAACAAGCTGACCGCTGCTCAAATGGGTCCCCGTAGTGCGCTCCCGCGTGTGAGTACTGGTGACCCCGGTGCCGACGATGTCAAGACGACGGGCATCAAGATGCGCGGTACCGGTGCTGCGACTAAAGGTCTGATGTCCAGAGGTCCGATGGCATGAACTACGCCGAGTTGGTGTCTGCTATCCAGTCGTACACGGAAAATCAGTTTCCGACGACCTTTCTTGCCGACGGTACGTCTGTGTCCGCTACGACACAGATCAATCAGCTCATCGAGCAGGCAGAGCAGCGCATCTATAACTCGGTGCAGTTCCCTTCTCTGCGCAAGAACCAGACGGGTACTCTCTCTACTGCCACGCCTTACTTGTCCGCTCCGAATGATTTTCTGGCGTCATACTCGTTTGCGGTGGTTGACGCTTTGGGTCGGTACAACTATATGTTGAACAAGGATGTGAACTTCATCCGCGAGGCGTACCCTAACCCTGCGTCTTCTGGCTTGCCGAAGTTCTACGCTCTGTTTGGACCTACCGTGACAGGCGGGGTAATTAGTAACGAGCTGTCGTTTTTGTTGGGGCCTAAGCCCGATGCGGCTTACACCGTTGAGCTGCACTACTACTATTACCCAGAGTCCATCGTCACTGCGAGCACCACTTGGCTGGGTGATAACTTCGACACTGTGCTGCTTTACGGATGCCTAGTCGAGGCGTACACCTACATGAAGGGTGAACAAGACCTTGTAGCTCTGTATGACGGTAAGTATAAGGAAGCTCTTGCACTTGCCAAACGTCTGGGTGATGGTCTTGAGCGTCAGGATGCGTATCGGTCTGGACAATATAGACAGGCGGTGACCTGATGGCTTTCACTGGTAACTACACCTGCAACGTATTCAAAACGGGGCTGCTGAACGCAAACTTCGACTTTACGTCGGGCACGTTCTATATCGCCCTTTACACGAACGCAGCTACGCTCGACGCAAGCACGACGGCGTACACGGCGATTGGCGAGGCGTCTGGCGGAAGTTATTCGCCCACTGGTCTTCCGTTGTCTGTCACACAGACCCCCACTATGGGGCCGTCCAATAGTACCGTTGCGTACATCTCGTTTGCCGACGCTGTCTGGACCGGTGCGATCACCGCTCGGGGCGCACTGATCTATAAGCCGGGGGCAAACGGTGCCGTCTGTGTACTAGACTTTGGCGCTGACAAGACCTCCGTCAACACCTTCACCGTGCAGTTCCCGCCTGTCAGCAACACATCCGCCATCATTCGTCTGGGGTGATCATGACTTGGACGAACATCAACACGGACGCTAACGCAAACTGGCAAGCCATAAACACCGCGCTTAATCCTAGTTGGCAAGATATAAATACTGCAAGTAGCGGGTATTCTGTTGGTGGTGTGTCTGGCGCGTGTGTCTGTGAAGTGCCTATTTCTGGACTAACGGACCCTCCCCCTGACTGGACTTTAATAGAGACCGCATAATGCCGCTTGTAGCAAAAGACAGGGTGCGTGAAACAACCACCACTACTGGTACTGGTGCAGTTACTCTTACTGGTCCCGTTCTCGGATATCAAGCATTTTCTGTGCTTGGTAACGGCAACACTACGTACTACTGTATTGCGAACCCGTCGACCTCCGAGTGGGAAGTCGGGCTTGGGACGTATACTGCTTCTACAAATACTCTTGCGCGTACTACCGTTTTTTCGTCTAGTAATGGCGGAACGGCTGTGCCGTTTTCTGCTGGGGCTAAAGATATTTTCACGGTAGCACCCCCGGCGGATCGGTTTGTTGATAATCAGGGTAACTTTGCTACGGGTACGTGGAATATCAGCATTTCAGGCAATGCTGCTACTGCTGGGTCTGTGGCAGGTGTTATTTCGGTCGCTAACGGTGGGACTGGAGCGACTACACTGACAGGCGTAGTAAAAGGAAACGGTACTTCTGCGTTTACTGCTGGGAATGTAAGTCTGACCACTGAAGTTACTGGGACTCTTCCCGTTGCTAATGGTGGTACAGGGATTACCTCGTTTGGAACTGGAGTTGCAACGGCGTTAGGTCAGAATGTTACGGGGTCGGGTGGCATTGTGCTAACCACTTCACCTGTGTTGACCACGCCGAATATAGGCACTCCGTCTGCGGGCACACTGACAAGTTGCACCGGCTTGCCAATTGATGCAGGTACGACCGGAACGCTTCCGGCGGGTCGGGGAGGCACAGGGTTGACTTCACTTGGGACTGGGGTTGCAACTGCGCTCGGCGTCAACACTGGTACAGCCGGAGCTTTTGTTGTCAACGGTGGTGCGCTTGGAACACCATCCTCTGGGACGCTAACAAGTTGCACCGGCTTGCCAATTGATGGTGGTACGACCGGAACGCTCCCAGCAGGTAGAGGCGGCACAGGGTTGACTTCACTTGGGACTGGGGTTGCAACTTTTCTGGGGACTCCTTCTTCAGCCAATTTACGCACAGCCGTCACTGATGAGACTGGCTCAGGCTCGCTGGTGTTTGCCACCTCCCCGACGCTTGTGACTCCGACTCTTGGCGCTGCAACAGCGACGAGTATTAACAGTCTGGTGCTCAACCGTGGAACGGGATCTGGCACGGAGGGCGTTGCAGTCGGTAGCACGGCTCTTGATAGTCAGACCAACAACGGTGAAAAGAACGTCGCGGTTGGATTTGCCGCAGGGACACAGATCACGGACGGAAAAGAATCTGTTGCTATCGGTCACACCGCAGCAAGGGATCTGACGACAGGGAAAGGAATTTACATCGGTTTTGAATCGCAGGCCAGTTCTGGAAACGTCGATAAAGAAATTGTTGTCGGAAACCAAATTACCGGAAAAGGCAATAACACCGCCTTTATTGGTGGGTCGAGCGGCGCATATAACGAAGGGAACACCACCACATGGACAACGACATCGGATCAGCGAATCAAGAAAAACATCGTTGACAACGGCGATGGGCTTGAAAAGATTAAAGCTATCCGAGTCAGGAATTTCGAGTACCGGGCAACTGAAGAAGTAACCGACCTTCCGCCGTCTGCTGCGGTATTCAAACCGGGTGTTCAGCTCGGAATCATCGCTCAGGAAATGTTGCCAGAGTGCGTTAGGCAGCAATCTAACGGTGTTTTGTCAGTTGATACTGATAAACTGATCTGGTATTTAATCAACGCCGTTAAAGAGCTGAACAGCCGTATTGAGCAACTGGAGATAAAGAATGTCTAGCACTGCTTCCCAAATCCTTCGTCTTGAGCTGATCGGTACCGGTGATCAGGTGGGCACGTGGGGTAACACGACCAACACTAACCTTGGCACTTTGCTTGAGGGGGCCATCGCTGGGCTGGCTAGTGTGTCTGTCACCTCGGCTAACCAAGCACTGACGGCTACCGACTACGCTGCAGATCAGGCGCGGATGGCGATCCTGACTCTGACGACCACCACACTAGCCGCCTTTAACGTCTATGCCCCGCCGGTATCCAAGACCTACGTTGTCTACAACAACTCGGCGTACGATGCGACGATCTACAACTCCACAGTGCTCGGGAACACTACGGCTGCTGGTCTTGGAGTAACGATCCCTGCCGGTAGGATCGTGTCAGTTTGGTCGAATGGTACGGACTTTTATATCGCTGCAGTAGCTGGACCCGCAAGCTCTACAGATAATGCTGTGGCTCGGTTTGATGGCACGACTGGCAAGGTTGTTCAGAACTCAGGCGTGACGATTGACGACTCGAACAATGTTGGCGGTCTAGCGAATCTTAGCTTTTCCGGTACTGGGAATAGGCTTATCGGCGACTTCAGCAACGCGACGATTGCTGACCGAGTAGCGTTTCAAACAAGTACGACTAACGGCGAGACATCGCTTGGCGTTATTCCAAACGGGACCAGCCCCAATTCCGGAGTTAACATTTTTAATGCGGCCAACCCTACAAATGCTGCGTTTGGCGGGCTGCTTGTCGGGGCAACCGAATTTCAAATCAGATCTGCTATAACAGGTTCTGGCACCTACCTCCCCATGACCTTCTACACCGGCGGCTCAGAGCGAGTCAGGATAGACACATCTGGCAACGTCGGCATCGGCAACACTCCGTCGGTGAAGCTTGATGTTCAAGGTGCTGGAACTATTCGCGGATTTTTGACCACTACAGATGCAATTAAGCTAGGTGCGAACACATCCGCGCCTACGACGACTGACGCTTTTATCTACCGCCCTGCAAACGATACGCTTGCATTTGGCACCGCATCAACCGAGCAAGTGCGTATTGACTCTTTTGGTAACGTGGGGATTGGCGTCACACCTACAGAGCGCCTAACTATTGCCAGTACGCCATCAATCACAGCAGCGCTTGTTCGCACCGCGAACGCTAGCGGCGTAGTAACTTATTTTGGTTCTAGCGCTACGACTGTTGGATTAGTAGGTACATTCTCGGCGAGTTCTTTTGTTTTTTATACGAACAGCTCGCAGCGAGCGCAAATTACTAGCGCAGGGCTTTTTCAAATCGATAACGGCTATGGCTCTATAGCAACCTTTTATGGCTGTCGAGCGTGGGTCAACTTTGACGGTACTGGGACACCGGCCCGCCGAGGAAACGGCAATGTTTCCAGCATCACCGACAACGGTGTGGGCGACTACACGGTCAACTTTACAACTGCGATAGTTGATGCAAATTACGCATTTACAGGCGCTGCCGAGTCAAATATTGTAGGCGACGCTCGCATCGTTACCGCTAGAAATGGCGGCATATCTTCTTCTTCTTGCCGCATTACAGTTAGAAGCGATACAAATGTGGCCGAAGACTGTCCTACAGTTACGTTTGTGGTGCACCGTTAAATAGGTAATCAACATGAAAATCATCTTCACCAACGCCGAAGGCGGCTTGTCCATCATCCACCCGACCGGCGAACTGCCGATTGAGGTGGTCGCCCGTAAAGATGTGCCGCAAGGCGTCCCGTACAAGATTATTGAAGACAGCGCGGTGCCTACTGACCGGACGTTCAGGAACGCTTGGGTAGCCGAACCGTTTGAGCCGGATGGGTATGGTGACCCGGATGGATATTGGAGAGAACAAAATGATCAAAGTTGATCTTGATAAGGCGCGTATCATCGCGCACGAACGTCGCCGCGCAGCCCGAGAAAAAGAGTTTGCGCCGTTTGACGACATCATCGCCAAGCAGATCCCCGGCGTATCCGCACAGCAAGCCGAGGTCGAGCGCCAAAAGATCCGCGACAAGTACGCTGCCCTGCAAACGGCGATTGATACAGCTCAGACGCCCGACGAGATTAAAGCTGCTCTGGGTTAATCATGCCGCTTCAAAAACTAACCTTCCGTCCGTGTTTCTTGATCCACACAGCTTTACCCCGGAATAACGGAGGCCTAATATGCTCCCCATGCTCAGTGCTCTTTTGCCTTTTGACGGCAAGGTCTTAAACAAGGTCATTCCGGATCCGGAGGCCAAGGCGCTGGCGGCCTTGACAGGAAACTGAAATGCCCCTGCTCCGACTCTTTCTCAAGCCCGGAATC